GATAGGAGGTTTTTAGCCATGGGATTAAAATTGGGATTTGAAGAAAACGAAGAAGAAGGCGTAACCGGCGACGGCGTAGGCCGTGGCCACGAAGAGGAAGGAGAGGAGTTTGCGGCGCATGGGATTAGTAGTTTTCAATGTCGTACTTTGCGTTTCCAAGAAAACGGTCTTCCGCTTGCAAGATAGTGTCTGCCTTGTTCCGGCTGCCGAATTGCCAAGCAACGTCAACGTGCATTTCGTCGTCAACGGTTGAGACAATGCGGTAACGGTACTGGCCGGAAGGAGTCTGTTCGATTTGAAGTGTTTTCACGGTTTGAGCGGCAGCGGATTGGCGTTGCTCCAATTCTGCGCAGTAAGCTTCGGAAGCGGCCATTGCCAAGTGGATTGCCATGGCGGCGGCGGCAGGGTTGCCTTGCTCCGTTGCGATCTTGCCGAACGCTTTGGATGCGGCAGATAGGTTTGAATGGCTTGTCATCTTCGTTTTCGTTGGTGTTTTCTGCGCCGCCCTTGCGGTACGTTCATTTTACACGCTACCAAAGAAGAAAGAAGATTTATTTTCATTTATTTTCAAGGTAGGCGGAAGGCACGGAAGACAGGGGGAAAGCAAGATAAATCGAAAGAAAAGTGAAGAAAAGTGAAGTGAAAAGCCCCGCTGTCCTTACCCTACTTTCAAATCAAAGCCCGGATTTTAACGATAAAGTGGCGTACAAGATGTAGTGGTGTCGGATTTTGGGTATACTATATGTAGTGGTGTCATAAGACTTGCTTAGAGGTACCTTGCAAAGCAAAGTAGCGTCGTGACTCAAAAGGAATGGAACCAAGCAAAAGCCCTTTACCTGTCAGGTAAGACTTGGAAGGCAATTGGAAGCGAATTGAAACTAAACTTTGCAACCTTGACCAGCAAAGCAAGCAAGGAAGGAATCACCAAGGTGAGGAAGGAAATGAGGAATACTATTTCCCATAAAGAAACGGTTTCTATTGAAAGCCTGTCTGCAATTGTTCGAAGCAAGCTTGCCGCTGATGCGGCATCAACATTGGAACGAATAGACTCTTACGACCTAGACGGGATAAAGGACGAATCAACACGGGAGCAAATCCTCGGGAGCGTGGCGAAGCGATCAGCGCTTGTGTTTGGATGGAGTGAAGGTAACGAATCGACCAGCGTTTCAATAAACCTCCTTGGTTCAATGCCTGACAAATTGTTCCACGTGGAACAGAGCGTGAATCCCGTTTGAAGTGAATATAACTAGTATTGTGCAACGGTAGGTAACTTATAGTCAGGATAAGTAAATCTAATGGGGCAAAAGGATTGTTTTTCCTAGGATTGGCACGCTTTGTGAGGCAAAGTAGGGCACCCCCTTTTAGGGGCGGCTTCGTTTACGATACCCCCCTCAAAAATTTTCCGTCTTTTTGACCATGTTAAGTAAAATTAAAATTGGTCAAGTTATTTCTCTCAATCAAGCTGAAAGGAAGTTGGCCCACTTTGTGGCTAAGAATCGCAACGGCAATAATCGTCATTTCAACACTACGAACTTAAAGATAAGCACGGATGACCCTGCGACGGTGGATCTGGAGGGCGTATGCGGCGAGATAGCCTTCTGTAAGCTATTTAATGTCTACCCCGACATCGACACGGATCGCGAGCCTCCGCATCCGCTCTACGACGCGATTATCCCGCCCATCCCACCGGGCATTCGCATCGATGTAAAGACGACCAAGTACGAGCATGGCAAGCTACTGGTCGATGCGCGCAAAGGCTCGAAGACCGATGGCGTGGATTTCTACGCGCTGATGACGGGTCAATTCCCCGGTCCGTATACGTTCCGGGGATTCATCGCGAAGGAGCATATCATCCAGCCGCATAGAATCGGAACGCTCATCAAAGGATTCAAAACGTACATGGCAGATCAGAGCGAGCTAACGGACGAGGTAACTATATTCTAATTGACTCGTGTGGCGCTATTATGCGTCATTCCGGGCATCGACCCTAAGCAAGGCGGAGGCTTGGTCAGCCATCGCAAAACTGTCTAAGCGGCAATGACGCTCCGCATCGGTCAGCGCGTAGGCTAGTCCGCCGTCGTTTGATGGATGGATAGAATGGCCTACCAAATGCAGATAACGTCGGTTTAATTTTTTCTCAATATGGCTTGTCCTAATGTCTTCAACGCCTTCGCTGTAGCGACTGAGTCGCTCGCGCAGGACGTCTATAAACGCGCCTCGTATCGCTCGATGTGGCTCAATATGATTGAGCGCGGAGAGTATCCTCAAGGTACTGGCTTGACCCAGACCTCGTACAACACGACCAGCATCGAGCCGACTTCGGCTGAGGAGTGGTCGGCCATTACCCTTGCGAGCGGTAACCCCGGCGACAACGGCGGCGCTTGCGATGTCACCTATAGCGAGGTTCCGGTTGGTTTTAATTCCGTCACTTGGAGTCCTGAGCGTTTCGCGCTGAAAGGCCCGTTGCTGTGTAAGGATGACCTGACCTATGACCACCGCGTCGAGGCGTTCTTGCGCGTGTACTTGGAGAAGCTCTCGATCCGCGCTCAGCGTTCTTGGGAGACTCGCTATCAGAATACGTTCGCAAAGTTCGCGATCAAGGCTGTGGCCGACTCGTCCTTTACTCAGGTCGAGACGATTCCCTCTGGCGTGAATGAGTTCCCGTGGATTCAGACCGGATCGGCTGGTCAGGCGCTCAATCAGTCTACCTCTGAGTTGACTCAGGAGATGCTGGATGTCGCGGCTGCTACGCTGATCCGTAACGGTGCTACGAATCCTGATAGCTCCGGTTTCATCTCATACAGCAGCGATGGTCCGGTATTTCCGCTATATATCGGCTTGGAGGCTTCGCAGCGTATCGCTCAGAACAACCCGGCGTTCCGCGATGACTTGCGCTTCGCTGATCAGGGCAGTGGCGCTGGAGCGGAGTTGCTCAAGCGGATCGGTGCGAACCGGGTGATTAAGAACTATCGCCATGTGCCGAATCTGTTCCCGCCCCGCTTCACTTATGCCGGTGGCAAGTACACGCTGGTTCAGCCCTTCACCAGTTCGAGCGGCACCAAGGGTACTGTGTTCAGCGTCAATTCGAGCTGGACGACCGCTCCGTACGAGGCTGCGTTCATCGTGACTCCGTATGTGTTCAAGAGCCACATCGTGCGGCCCGTGAATCGGGTTGGCGATCTGAGCTGGATGCCGACCAACTACATGGGCGAGTGGCAGTGGGTGACTGGTGCCTATAAGTTCAATACGGACTGCGAAGATCCGTTGGAGAAGAAGGGTCAGCATTATGCTGAGTTCGTTCATGCTTCGGAGCCTATATTCACCAACCAAGGTATGACCATCATATTCCGTCGCTGCACCGGCGCGCTCACACAGGTCATTTGTAGCTGATTTCCTCAGCAAAACGCAAGAATCCGCAGGTCCGAAAGGGCTTGCGGGTTTTTTGTTGCCATCGTTCAGTTTTGTCCTATTTTTACTCCGCATGGACAACGAACCAAAACGTGGCGACGTACGCGAGGATGGGCGTGTTTGCTGGGGTTACACTTGGAAGGACAAGGATGGAAACAAGCGGTATCAGTGGCTAACTCCTGAACGATTTGCGGAGAAGATGGCCAACGATAAGGAGCGTCTGGTCAAGTACGCCGCTGAAAACACGGCAGTTATTCGGCTCAAGCAGGCCGAGAAGTACGAGAAGGGCAAAGAATACTACAAAGCCAAATCGAATGAAAATCATGCCAAAAACCGAGAGCGTAACAACAAGCGGAACTCTGAGTATCAGCGCAAAAACGCTGAAATTCTAAAACAGAAGCACAATGAGTACCGCGCCAATAATCGAGAACGCGCTCGACGCTGGCAAAAGCGATATAGCACGGCAAACCATTCCAAGATAATCGACAAGCTCCGTGAGCGCCGCCGGAACGACCCAATGATGCGGCTCAAGGACGCCATTCGAGGTTCGATTCGTGCGTATATTGGCAGTAAGAAGACGCGACGGTCGGCCACGTTCGAGATTGTCGGCTGCACTCCCGACTTTCTGCGTGGTCATTTGGAGAGGCAGTTCAGGGATGGAATGACGTGGGAAAACTACGGTCCGTACTGGCATGTCGATCATCGCATTCCATTGGCCAGCGGAAATTCGCCAGAGGAGGTTATGGGATTAAGCCACTGGACAAACCTGCAACCGCTGACCGCATTCGAGAACATTTCCAAAGGATCAAAATTGGTGTTGCCCGATGAAAGTCCTGAGCTAGGGTTGCATCGGTTGAATCAATAGGTTGAATGTCTTGTAAAGCGCCTTATTGTGAGGCACCCCGTCACTGGCCCGAAAAGTTAGTGGCGGGTTTTTTATTGCCCGTTATCGCTTAGACATTGACATCCCAATGGGTCGCGTAATGCTCCCCATATGCCGTCATTTACGATTCCAAAAGGCGTAGAAATCCCCGAGAACCTTGCGGAGGGCGAAGCGTTCCAGACTATGGCAACGATCCTTCTTGGCAAGAATGGCAAGGCGGAGGTCATCGAGATTGATGGCATGGCCATTCCCGGATACGAGAAGAAATCCAAGGGCAAGAAGCTGGCCGAGCGCGGTGAGGAGGAGGAGATGGAGATGGAGGAGGGTGCGACTCCCGGCGGCGGTGGATTTATCGCCGAGGTGATGCAGCGCGGCGCTGGTCCGATGGCACGATAACCGATTTTCCATAGAACGATATGCCAAACATCACATGCGACGAGGCGGCAACGCTCATCAACGAGGCGGCGTCGCTGGGATGTCGCTCACCGTGGGAGGTTGAGTTGGCCAAGCTGGCGCTGGAGAACCGCATTGCGACGTATCTTCAGGGCGGCGGCGCGACACGCGGTGCGTATCGGTCGGTGGCGACGAGCGGCAGTGTGGTGAGCGGTGATTACTTTCTGGCCTGCGATGCCACGGCAGGAGCGATTGTCCTGACTCTTCCCCCGGCGGCGTTGGCTGCTGGTCGTATCTACGTTTTCAAGCGCATCAATGCTGGCGCGAATACGGTGACGGTCGATGCGTACGCGTCCGAGACGATTGACGGAGCGGCCACACATGTGCTGTCCCCGCAATGGAATTCGATTACCATCATTTCGAACG